GTTGATTGGAATGGTATATGGTTAAATCCATCTATTTTTGAAGAAGAAATGTTATTTATATTGAAATAGATATTTATCCTAAATGTGAGGATAAAAAATATTTTATATATATATATATGAAACGAACTATAAAAAAACGTTCACGTTCAAAACCGAGTAGAAAAAAAATGAATAAAATATATTCCAGAAGAAACAAATTATCCAGAAGAAAATTAAAAGGAGGTGAAGGAACACCAGATGAGAATATATCGTATAAACCCGATGAAAATATATCATATAAATCCTATGAAAATATATCGTATAAATTAAGAGAACCATTTAATAGATATACTGAACGAATTTACTGGTATACATTATCTAGAAATCCAAGAGCCATTTCTATTTTACAAAGAAATTTAGATAAAGTTGATTGGGGTGTATTATCTAGAAATCCAAATGCAATTCCTATTTTACAAAGAAATTTAGATAAAGTTAATTGGGCTGCATTATGTAGAAATCCAAATGCAATTCATATTTTAGAGAGAAAATTATATAAAGTTGATTGGGATGAATTATCTGAAAATCCAGCTGCAATTCCTATTTTAGAGAGAAATTTAGATAAAGTTAATTGGGTTGCATTATGTAGAAATCCAAATCCAAAGGTAATTAGCATTTTTGAACAAAATCCAGATAAATTACGTTTAAATATTATTTGGGTGTACTTATCTGCAAATCCAAATGCGATTCATTTGTTAGAACAACATGAGGATAAAATTGATTGGTCTATGTTGTCTACTAATCCAAATGCTATTCATATTTTGGAACAACATTTAGATAAAGTTTATTGGTATAATTTATCTGCAAATCCAAATGCTATTCATATTTTAAAACAAAATTTAGATAAAATTGATTGGCGTCGGTTATCTTTAAATCCAAATGCAATTCCTATTTTAGAACGCAATTTAGATAAAGTTGATTGGGAATGTTTATCTCAAAATCCAAATGCAATTCATATATTAGCACGACATTTAGATAAAGTTAATTGGATTACAATATGGGAAAATCCATCTATTTTTAAAGAAGACACCCCAATTGAATTCCTATTTTAGAACAAAATTTAGATAAAGTTGAATGGGGGTAGCATTATTAGAAATACAAACGCAATTTCATTAATAGAAACAAATTTAGATAAAGTTTATTGGCATCGGTTATCTCAAAATCCAAATGCTATATACATATATTAGGACAACACTTAGATAAAGTTAATTGGCATCGGTTATCTCAAAATCCAAATGCTGTTCCTATTTTGCAAGATAACTTAGATAAAGTTGATTGATCTTTAATATTGTTAAATCCATCTATTTTTGAAGAAGAAATGTTATTTATATTGAAATAATGTATAATATTATATCATATTATATAATATAATATGAAACGAACTATGAAAAAACGTTTACGTTCAAAACCAAGTAGAAAAAAAATGAATAAAAGATATTCTAGAAAAAACAGATTAAAAAGAAACAGATTATCAAGAAGAAAATTAAAAGGAGGTGAAGGAACACCAGATGAGAATATATCGTATAAATTAAAATCTCCGTTCGATGAACATACTGATAAAATTTATTGGAAATATTTATCTTATAATCCACATGCAATTACTATTTTAGCAGAAAATTTAGATAAAGTTGATTGGCGGTGGTTGTCTTTAAATACAAACGCAATTCCTATTTTATCAGAAAATTTAGATAAAGTTGAATGGTTTTGGTTATCTCAAAATCCAAATGCAATTACTATTTTAGAACAAAATTTAGATAAAGTTGATTGGCATAGCTTATCTAAAAATCCAAATGCTATACATATATTAGGACAACACTTAGATAAAGTTTATTGGACTGAATTATCTGCAAATCCAAATGCAATTCCTATTTTAGAAGCAAATGTAGATAAAGTTAATTGGCATCAGTTATCTGGAAATCCAAACGCTATTCACATTTTAGAACAAAATTTAGTTAAAGTTGATTGGGGTCGGTTATCTGGAAATCCAAATGCGATTCCTATTTTAGAACAAAATTTAGATAAAGTTTGTCGGGGTCCGTTATCTGGAAATCCAAATGCAATTCCTATTTTAGAACAAAATTTAGATAAAGTTGATTGGCATAGCTTATCTCAAAATCCAAATGCAATACCTATTTTAGAACGCAATTTAGATAAAGTTGATTGGTATTGGTTATCTAGAAATCCAAATGCTATTCATATATTAGGACAACACTTAAATAAAGTTGATTGGCGTGAATTATCTTCAAATCCAAATGCTGTTCCTATTTTGCAAGATAATTTAGATAAAGTTGATTGGACTAGAATATGGTTAAACCCATCTATTTTTGAAGAAGAAATGTTATTTATATTGAAATAATGTATAATATTATATATATGAAACGAACTATGAAAAAACGTTTACGTTCAAAACCAAGCAGAAAAAAAATAAATAAAAGATATTCCAGAAGAAACAAATTAAGAAGAAACAAATTATCCAGAAGAAAATTAAAAGGAGGTGAAGGAACACCCGATGAGAATATATCGTATAAATTAAAATCTCCGTTCGATGAACATACTGATAAAATTGATTGGTATAATTTAGCTTATAATCCTCATGCTATTTCATTAATAGAACAAAATTTAGATAAACTTGATTTACCCGCGTGGGCAATGTTATCCGGAAATACAAATCTAGAAGCAATTCCTATTTTAGCAGAAAATTTAGATAAAGTTGATTGGGGTCGGTTATCTGAGAATCCAAATGCGATTCCTATTTTAGAACAAAATTTAGATAAAGTTAATTGGTGTAGGTTATCTTTAAATCCAAATGCGATTCATATTTTAGAACAAAATTTAGATAAAGTTCATTGGATTTGTTTATCTAAAAATCCAAATGCGATTCCTATTTTAGAACAAAATTTAGATAAAGTTGATTGGCGTCGGTTATCTCAAAATCCAAATGCGATTCATATTTTAGAACAAAATTTAGATAAAGTTTATTGGACTGAATTATCTGGAAATCCAAATGCAATTCCTATTTTGCAAAATAACTTAGAGGAAGTTTATTGGGATGAATTATCTGAAAATCCAAATGCAATTCCTATTTTAGAACAAAATTTAGATGAAGTTGATTGGTATTATTTATCTGAAAATCCAAATGCAATTCCTATTTTAGCCGATCATTTGAATAAAATTAGGTGGCGTGAATTATCTTTAAATCCAAATGCAATTCCTATTTTAGAAGCAAATGTAGATAAAGTTGATTGGTTAAATTTATCTCAAAATCCAAATGCTATACATATATTAGGGCAACACTTAGATAAAGTTGATTGGCGTGAATTATCTTTAAATCCAAATGCTGTTCCTATTTTGCAAAATAACTTAGATAAAGTTGATTGGTCTTTAATATGGTTAAATCCATCTATTTTTGAAGAAGAAATGTTATTTATATTGAAATAATGTATGATATTATATCATATTATATAATATGAAACGAACTATGAAAAAACGTTCACGTCGTTCAAAACCAAGCAGAAAAAAAATGAATAAAAGATATTCCAGAAGAAACATATTATCTAGAAGAAAATTAAAAGGAGGCGAAGGAACACCAGATGAGAATATATCGTATAAATTAAAATATCCTTTTTCAGAACACACTGAACAAATTAACTGGAGTGAATTGTCAATAAACCCAAATGCTATTCAAATGTTAGAAGAAAATTTAGATAAAGTTAATTGGCATCAACTTTCAAGAAACCCAAATGCTATTCATATTTTAGCAAACAATGTAAATAAAATTATTTGGGGTAATCTTTCAGCAAACCCAAATGCGATACAACTTTTAGAAACTAATCTAGATAAAATTAGTTGGTTGCGATTATCCGAAAATCCAAGTGCAATACAACTTTTAGAAGCAAATCCAGATAGAATTAATTGGAATTATCTTTGTACAAATCAAAACGCAATACAACTTTTAGAAGCAAATCCAGATAGAATTAATTGGAATATGTTATCTGGAAATCCAAACGCAATACAACTTTTAGAAGAAAATCCAGATAGAATTAATTGGAATACATTATCTAGAAATCCAAATGCTATACCTATTTTAGCAGAAAATTTAGATAAAGTGAATTGGCATTTTTTGTCTGTAAATCCAAATGCAATTCCTATTTTAGAACAACATTTTGCAAATATTGATTGGATATATCTTTCAAGCAATCCAACTGCTATTCATATTTTAGGTGAAAATTTAGATAAAGTTGATTGGCATGTGTTATCTGCAAATCCAAACGCAATTCCTATTTTGGAAAATAACTTAGATAACGTTGATTGGTCTAGAATATGGTCAAATCCATCAATTTTTGAAGAAGAAATTCCATATTTACTAAAATAAATATATATACCAATTGGAAGACCTTGAAGAATCCGGACTTTTAGGTTATGTAGATTGTATTTCACTAGTTGTAATAAAAAATTAGATGATATGAATACACATAAAAATCCTATCCATTGTTCAGAATCAAAAAAGATAAATATTATATATAAAAGATAGCAAGGATGCCATGATAAAATGATTAAACAAGTTGCAAATAAAAATATGAAACAAATACCATAATGTTCAAAAAATCAGAATAAACACAAAATGACAAAAATACTTAAAAATAGTATCAAATTAAATGTCATATTTAACTGAAGAAGAACAAAAAATACCTAAAGTATTTCATAAGCTGTAAAATTTTTATATACTTTTGCTAGCTTAACAATTCCTGGACAAATATGCTTTAATTCATTCATATATTTTTTTTCATAAGATGGCTTTATCCAAGTATCATTCTCATATAACATTTTTACATAAGTGTTCTCTTTAAGTATTCGTTCCATTTCAATCATAAAATATGTATGTTGTGTATCATGGTCATCATCTGAATCATAACCTGGATACCAATGAATATATCCTTTTTCCCTTACACTATTAGTAGTTATTTTACAGATGGCTCCTGATTCATTTATATATTGGATAATTAATTCGGATAATTTATAATAATTACGACTCATGTTATTAAATATACATAACAATATTTCTATATATTTAATTCAATTTTTTTTCAAGAATGGATTATTGGATTCTAAAACCAGCCTCTACTTGGAAACCCAGAACCAGCACCGATATTGCCATAAGAATTTAAAGTATTATGATTTAAATTATCTGGTAAATTTGCGTTTGGTAACCAATTTTGAGGAGGAGGATTAGCTAACGCACTACTTCCAGGTGATAGATGCCCGCCTAATGAATAAACATTACTAGCACCCCCATTATTGCTTAAATATTGGAAATGACCATTTGGATAATTTGGGGTTGTCATAGGTGATTGAAACCCGCCACCTCTCATATGGTGTTTAGATGTTCGTCTGCGGTACCTTTTTGAATGTCTACGACTTTTTATTCGTTTAGAATGTCTTCTCTTTGAACATTTCATATAATATACTAATATTTTTTCAGAATATTATATATTTAATTCTAGGTTCCTCCAGTAGGGGAACATTTTCTACAGTTATTTCAACGTATATCCCATTTCTTCATTGAAAATACATGGATAGTTCGTTTCATATATATATAATATCAAGAAGCAATAAATCATCAGGTAGTTTAGACGAATTACTAAACCCAAAATTTACACGCTATTCCCTTCGGGAGAGCAACCCTTTTTGATTTTTAGTGGGTGTGTACCATTTTTACAAGTTCTAAAATCTTAAATGGTGTAAATTATATGTATCTATTTCAATTACATGTGTTGGAGTTCCCAACCACAATTTATGCGTCTTTTGGAAGAATTTCTAGTATATTTTGAACGCACCCAGCGTTTGTTTCTTCTAGTATATTTTTTCTTAGAACCCTTCATTGTATATTTTTTTGATATTCTATGAATCTTACTGGTGTTTATTTTTTTACGTCCACCTTTTTGTGCACATGGATATATTCCTGCAGCACTTTGAATATTTGTTCCAGCTGGTGCTAATGTATGTATTCCATTAGGTACATTCGTATTTGAAAAAGGAATTCCATTTGTATGTGAATTATATACATTTGCATAATTACTGTTAATATTGCTAAACGGAGGATTATTTAAATTTCCAATTGTAAATACACCCATATAATATAATATAATATTATTATGTTAGTTTGGATAAAGTATTGTCTTCTACAACGCTTATAGGTATCCATCTTTTAAATTTAAAATTGTATTCGCACAACATGTTAAACGTTCTATCTAAATATACATATTTATCTTGTCTATTGTCTTCAAATTCTTGTTCATCATCACTTTCTTCAATAGCATCTAAATTATAATTTTCTTTTATATTTCGAAATAGTTTATTCATCATAACACTAGTTTTATAGTCTGGAATAAAAGCAATATCATAATAATCTTCTATGCCATTATTGTACACAAATAAATTATATATATCAGGTTCAATATCAGCTGTAATCCTAAATATAGCCTGTTTTTTAGTGGTATGTTCTATCTTCTTATTAAAATATGGCATAGTAACTATTTTCTTAGCATACTTATTGTCGAAAAATCTATATTTAATATGGTTTACAGTATAAGGCAACGAATGTATGGAATTTAATAGCAAATGAATAGAATTATTAATTAACGGCAATCCAAATATAGTGTAATTATCATTTAATGGCATTTGTGATAATTCGGATTTAAATATATTGTTCAATAATTCCAATTTTGAAAAATAACCCATATTATTACAATACTTACCGGCATAATAATACATATCTTCTACACAAAAACAATTATTTGTTTTATATTTAAATAAAGTTCCGTAAAAAATAGTTCCTAATGCTAGTTTATCTATAAATCCAGTTGTAATTTTTTTTACATTATATATTTGTTTATTATCATTTATTTCCAATAAAACACAAACATTATCTTTATTATATGTTGTAAACCACGCTACATATTTTGTTCCTTCTGGAATAGCTAAAACAACGTTTGAATCAAAAACTTTCTTATGTGTTATTTTTTCATAACAAAGTTCAAATTTTGGAAACTTTTTCAATAATATATGTATGTCTTCTTCATTAAACATTTATACATATATCATACGATATCTTTAAGCATATTTTATCTAAATTAAAGTATCATTATTAGAATTCAGTTGTTTCTTAAGAAATGATTTTAATTCATCTTTCATGCTATCATTTGAAGACATAGGTAATAATTCAATATCTGTATAACTTTCAGTTGATTTATTCGAAATTATATCATAAATATTTTGATATTTTTGATTTGGAGAATTCACTAAATCTTTGATTTTCGGAACAGTTAATGTTGTCTTAAAGAATATTAATAAATGATGAACTAACAAAATAAATATCAATGACATTAAAGAAATCTGTATAATCCAAATTAACATAATATAGAAAAACATTAGTTTAAAACAAATAAAACATATTAACAATAAATGATTTAAACCTAACTTTTATGTATTATAATTATGACACAATCTTTAACTATAATTATAGTTGATAAATCTTCTTCTTTAAAAACATTAACAGTCAAAGATTACAAAGTGAAAGACCTTTATAAAAAATGTGGATTTAAAAAATCAGAAGATTTTAATTTACAAGTAGAATGGACTATAAAATTAGATGGACAAAAATATTTAATTCAAATGTATGGCAAACTTAACGGAAAAGCCAACATGGAAAATAAATATGATTTTCCACCACCAGTTGATAAAAAATTATATTTTGGTTCCTGTGCTTTAGTTGGTATGATACGCGATGATTCTAATAATATATCACATATTAATTTATCTATTCCTTTATGGAACAAACTTTATGAAAAATTATTTGGTGGATTTACAGATTTATCTTTAACATGTGTTGAAGATGAAGATGAAGAAGATGAACTTGATAATGTACCAAAAAATATGAAAACAAAAAAAGGGGGGTATTTAAAAGATGGGTTTGTAGTAGATAGTAGTGAGGCTGAAGATGAAAGCTGTTCGGAGAATGATGATGTAGATAGTGATAGTGTAACTGAAGAACACCGTGTAGAGGCTGAAGTTGAAGAAGAGGAGTTAGATGATTTAGGTTCAGAACTAACTGAAGAATCTTATATTGATAGCGATTCGGAATAATGCCTTTTCCAAAGGTGTAAAAATGTATATAATATGACTAATTTATCTGGTTCAGGTGGACGTTCAATAGGCGTTAATTATGCTACTTCAGCAAAAAATATGGGAGAATGTTTTTTAACTTGCAAAATACATCACAGTCACGACAAGTTTGAGAATGCTTTTGGCAATAACTTATCAAATGGATACAGGTTCATTACACCTTTTTACATTTCAAACGCCGATTTTTTACTTACATAAAATTGAATGAATATTATAATTAAATTGTTGGATTACAATATTTAGGCTAACTGAAAATAGTTAATATTAATTATTATAATAAAAAATTGATTTAAAATAAAATATTACAATATATTATTAACGCTAAAAATGTCTAAAATTAGTTGCGAAAAATGCGGTAAAGAGTTTAATAGTAAATCCCATTATACTCAACATCAAAAAAGAAAAACTCCTTGCGTTAATGAGAGCAAAATTAAAGAATTGATTGATAAGTCAGTTGAAGAAAAATTAACTAAATTAAATGTTCCGTTATGTTCGTCTGTTGAAAATCCGTCTGTCGCAATTCAACATACACAAAAAATAACAATTGATACCTCAACCTTTAACGAAATTAAAAAATATTATGATGAAACATTAAATACTGATAAAAGCACATACAAATCAAGCAACGATGAACCTACACCGATTGATTGTATAAGTGAAATGATAAGTAAAATTCCTAACGAATTATGGGGAAAAAGTGATTTATCCATATTAGACCCTTGTTGTGGTAATGGAAATTTCAGTATTCCTATCATATTTGAATTGTTAAAGTATCACGATAAAAAAACAATATTAGAACAAATATTAGAATTTAATGATATTAATGAAAGTAGATTAGAAAATGTGCGTAGTGTATTTTGTAGTGAAAAATACAATTTACAAATAACTAACCATGATTTTATTACATTTAATAGTAGTAAAAAATATGATTTAATCGTTGCTAATCCACCATACGCAAAATTATTAGAAAATGGTAAAAGGGCATCGAAAAATCACAACTTAATTAAGGATTTTATTGAAAAAGCATTATCACAACTAAAACCAAATGGTTATTTATTATTTATTACACCAGATAATTGGATGTCTTATGCTGATAGGAATGTATTAATTGAAATAATTACATCATTACAAATAATACATTTAGATATACATACTGCAAAAAAATATTTCAAAAAAATTGGTTCCAGTTTTACTTGGTATATAATTCAAAATTGTGCTTTCTACAAAAATATTAATGTTTCTGGAATATGGAAGAAAAAAGAATATGTTAGTTCAGTCATATCAAAACAACGCAAATACATTCCATTATTATATAATCAAATGGTTCAAAATATATTATCAAAAACAATTGATAATACAACTCTACCAAAATTTGAGGTTAAAACCAGTAGTGATTTACATAAATATACAAAGGCTGAATTTATTCGTGATGAAAAAACAGAACAATTTAAATACAAATTAATTCATACACCAAGTCAAACTGTATATTCATCAAGACCTCATAAATTTCAAGAAGGATATAAAATATTTATATCAACAACAGATAAGTATAGTGTATTTATTGATAATTGCGGAATGACACAATCAATCGTATTTATAATATGTTCTAATGAAGAACAAGCAAAAAAATATTTACAAATATTACAGCATCCATTATATGTATTTATAAATAATATTTGTCGTTGGGGAAATTTTAACAACATAAGAATATTACAAAGTTTTCCTATTCCAACCATAGAGTATTCTGGTAATTATCAAGAACTATATAATTATTTTAACATTACAAAAGAAGAAATTGAATATATTTGTGATAATCTGTAAATTTATGTATAAAATTATTCTTTGTAATCTGGGTCGCAATTATCGCTTAATATAGGATATTCGTTATAATTTTTTTTATAATCTTCCAAAAATGTGCTTTCGTAAGCATGGTATGTTTGAGCTGTTATTTTTGTTTCTTTACCGAAAATTTCAATAGTAATTTCGGTTTTAGGTAATTCATATCCATACATTTGAATTTTACAACCTAAATTTAGGTAAAACTCAAATGTGTTATAAATAAAACCATTTGTTTTAGAGCAATCACCTGATTTTCCTCTTTCTTCTATATGATGACCGCAAAGATAAGAGGCAACCCTTCCTTTAAGACCAGTTCTCGTTCCACCAATTTTAACAATCATACCATTTATTACAAGTATATATAACCATTCTGTTTTTTTGTTAAACGCTTCGGTTGAAATTGTTGGAACAAATTGAATTAAAGTATTTCTTTTTTTATTTCCTTGTTTTTTTCCAGATGTAAATAATTCACTATCTAAAACTATATCTGCTATTGGAATAAAATGGTCTTTTCTATTATATTCCTCAAATGGAATTGTTTTATCAGTTGGAATTAATTTAATCCATTTTTTTATTAATGAACTCTCATAAAGTTCATTAATATTTGCTAATCCAGAAATATCGTTGTTATAAGTTGTTTCACTCATCTTGTATATAATAATGTAATACTTATTTGTTTACGTATTTCATTTCAATTTTTTATAATCAATTTTATGAAAAAAGAACTATAAATGATTTTTATATAGATATAGGACTATATATAAAATCGGCGTTTGAAATGTAAAAAGGTGTAAAAACGGGCATTCAAATCAATACCGATATTTGGAACTAATAATAATATAACTATTAAGCTGCACCTAGAATTTTGACGGATAATTTATTTGGCGTAGGAAATAGGTCGAATGATGGAATATTTAACAGCAATCATAGTGAAAATATATGTTTAACAATAACAATGTGGAAAATATACCGTTAGTTTTGTCTATAAATAATGATATTTGCTACTATTGAAACTAAATATTAAATAAAATTGATTATGATTTAAATATATTTGTTTGTAATATATTTAGATTATAATGCCAACCCGTAAGATCGAACATCCAGAAAAATTTAGATATAATATACAACAAAAGTTTAAAGAGTTTTTTGAGACAGAAAAAGATGCAATCAATTTGGAAAAAGGCATATATAATTGGGCTTTAAAAGAAGCAACAAATAAAAAAGTCGTAAAAAAATGGGATAACCCATTCTTTGTCCAAATTTATTTAGATCATTTGCGTAGTGTGTATATTAATCTTAAAAGTAAACATTTGGTTGATAAAGTAAATGGCGGAGAAATAAAGACACAAGACATTGCTTTTATGACTCATCAGGAAATTTGTCCTGAAAAATGGGAAGAATTAATTAAGGCAAAAAGTATTAGAGATAAAAACAAGTTTGAACAAAATTTAGAAGCAGCGACAGATACATTTACATGTAGAAAATGTCGATCAAAGAAATGTACATATTATCAAATGCAGACGCGTTCAGCGGATGAACCTATGACAATTTTCGTAACGTGCATCGATTGTGGTAATAGATGGAAGACTTGCTAGATTAATAAAATAATATAAATGGTAAAATAAGGAATCCAAATAGAATAATAAAATAATGTAAATTATCACAGAAAAACGTTGATTTACATTTTTTCTTTGCTTGATTGTGTAATATGTCATAATTATGATTAAAATCCAAATTCATAAAATCTTTAATGGTTTTATCCGGAAAAGAACTAGTGACTTTTCTTAAAAACATTGCATATTTATGTTCTTTAAGTAGGTTAGAAATAATATTTATATTTTCAGGAGTAGCGTCTTTAAATATATTTGGGCTTGTCGGGCTCGACATATGTTTCCAATCACATAGTGTAGATGAGTCATTGATTAATCGTATTGGATTTGTTAGTTCTCCAAATGTTTGTAGTATAATAGCAAACAAACTTTCATTTGCTAATCCTCCATTATTGATTTGATTAAATGTTCCGTTTCTATATGTAAAAAATAAGATGCATTTATATACGTGGTCTCGGCATAATGTAAACCAAGGGTCATTAGCTAATCTAAATTCTTTTGATAACATACGTAAATTGGCTCTTAAATGTAAATTTATATCCCAATAAGCTGGCATACATCTAATAATAGAAACCTGATAATGATTCAAAAATAGTTCTCTAAATTTGGCAGGACTAATGATTGGAACACATGAATCTGTCAATAAACAAAACCATACATTGTTTTTGTCATGTTCATATGCATAATATAAGACAGACATATATGCGGGAACAACATTGAAATAAGTTGTTTTTTGAATATATTTTGGTGGAATAGTATATAATTTGATCCATGGAGATTTTATTAAATGTATGTTTTTATAATGAAAATAAATATTAATAATATCTTTGTTTGGTTCAATCCATTCAATCCA